AGTGCTCCACGAGCAGTAATACTAGAATTATTCCATGATACCGTAGAAAAGTTAATATATGCAGTGGTATCTGTAGATGTAGAGTTAGTAGCTATAGTAAGCGTTTCTCCACCCGCAGTGTATCCTGCGCCTGATGCTTCGTTAGTAACAGCGTAGGCGAGCGTAGTTGCGTCTAGAGTTGCGTCAGATGTAAACAACGCGATCTTGAATGTTTGGTTTGTGTTACTACTAAAATCCATCTCTCCATCTAGAAGAGCAACTTTAAACGAAGTACACATTGTTTGTGCTATTGACATCTAATAGTTCCTTAGTTAACTGAAGTTCTAAGTTGTCCCGAACGATATGTATCCTGACGTAACTTACCATCTCCCATATTCTTCAGTAATGCCATAGACATCAAATACATCTTTTCGTAATTGGCTATAATGTCCTGCTCTCCCTTCATAAAACGTATAGCTTCTACTAGAGCGCCATTTAACAACGCAGAATCAAAGTGTGTACCCAACCAACTAGTAGCTGCGGTTACTATAGACTCAGGATAATACCCGTAGGTGTGCTCAATTACGTAGTTAGCGTCAGGAGTTGGAGCTAGTTCTAATTGAGTTGCAACACCGTTAGATGCTAGTCCTTGATAAGAATAAAACTTAGGAAGTCCCCTATTAGCGGCGGAATCAACGGGGTACGCCTCACGTAAGAAGTTACTATCCTTGTTTAGCAAGAACGAGTACGTACCATCGCTAGCAATAACGGCTATACTATAGGTGTACAAGAAATTGGTAGGTAGACTTAACAGTTTAGTTCCGGTTGCTAATGGCCCATCATCTACTTTACGAATCGCAGGTAGCTGAACCGAACTATATATCTTCTGCTCTGCTTGTTTTGTAAACATAGCAAGTTGATCTGCCGTGAACGTATTCTCGCAGATGTCTTGGATATTAGCTTTTAGTTCAGTATAGTTCATGTATTAGCCCATTGGCCCTCTAGCGTACAACCCTTTAGTAGCTGCGCCAGTACCGCGTATCTTGACCTTGCCGCCTTTAGAATAGCCATTATTGACCTTACCACCAACATTCATCATCTTGAAGTCAGCACCAGAAATCTTGCCATCTTTGTTCTTGTCCATCTTAGACTGCTTACCTTTAAGCGCCATAATATATCTCCTACGTAGTCGTTACTGTTACTTGTCCCACACTGCCAGTGGCCTGTAGGGTGTTAGGAGTTAGATCGTAGGGGTTATTACCGCCCCCTACAGGGTTCCAGCCCCAATAAATATCTCTACTACTATTAGCTCCTGATTCTCCTAAACTTCTATCTGGCCTAGGGTCACGTATTGCTTGCGGATCATCTACTGGAAACTCACCTAACTTTAACTGTGGGTGATCAGCATTCCAACATTCTTTACACGCTTTTAAGTTTGTGTTTGTACCTTTTACAATTAAATCTTTTAGTTCTCGTAGTTTATACTGAAAACCACAAATATCACAATCTGCTATAGCTATCTTATTAGAAGCAAACCTATTACTCATTACTAGTATCCAATACGCGGTACAAACCTAGCGGAAGTTTTCTCTCTATCTTCCCCTGCGGCAAGTTCAAACTGCTCATCATATACAGCTTTTAACATAGGTACGCGATCCATCATCTCAGGTAGTTTCATAGCAATATAATAAGCTAGCCCTGCCACTAGGCAGGGGAAGAACCTAAAGTTCATATCGGCTGTTTGTACACCACTACCCGCGTCTTCTATACGACGCATACGCCAGTAGTACAATTTATAGTCATTACTATCTGGTATCGGCCACACGTTAACTTTGGGTGCGTCTCGTAGACGCTCTATATAAAGCTGTATGGGCCTTCCTTGTGTTAACTTGTTAGGGATAGATGCGTACGTGCTTACGCTAATACGACTTATAGTAAGATCAGACTGAGTAGCTGTGTTTCCACTACCTGTACGTATCTGATGCTCTAGTAAGTCTATGGTGTCCGCAGGGAGGTCGTAGGGGGTAGTCTGGCCTTTAACTAGATCAATAGTGCCGCTGTCTACCGTCCACATGTTAATGCCACGGTTCTGCCACTCTATAGTAAGTAAGTTCATGGATCGTCGAGCAGTACGTAGGTCGTACCCAGAACGCATTTCTCGGCCTGCGCGTTCAAACGCTTCTTCTGCGATCTCTGTAAACTCCATATCGAACGCAGTGGTGGTTGATGTAGTCATTACTACTTACTCCGATTTTTCTTAACAGTCTTTCCTTTGGCCTTAGCTTTAGCTTTGACTGACAAATCTTTTAAGTGAAATAACTTTACGCTTGTTTTAGTGTGAGACTTATTAGTGTGTAGGGTACCATCAGCCATTTTGTGACTAGAACCTTGGTGTTCCGTACCATCTCTTTTGTAATGCTTTACACCCTTCATAATTTAAGTCCTTAAACGTAAAGTGTTTTCTTTCGTCTATTTTCCATTACTTGCCCACAGCCTGTAGCTATAGACCGCTTACCTCTAGCAAGGCCACCCTTACGTAACTTAACAGTAGCAGGTTTTGTATTCTTCACTACAGTCTCTCCTTTTGATCCAGCACGTTTCTTTTTCTTAGCTGTAGATGCTCTTTCGCCTTTACTAAGCGATTGTGCTTTGTTTCTAGGTAAACATCTATCTGGGTTCTTTTTGTCTTTAGACGTTCCACACTTACCTTTAATCTTACCGTCTGTACCAATTCTAACCCAGTCTTGATCTACCCATTTTTTAAGGTCGCCCATTACTTCTTACCTTTTGACCCCTTCGCATAGTTGGGGTCTTTGCAATACTTTGATGCTGCCATGTTCGCGTACGCGGAAGGATATGTGTCAAAGGTTCGTTTAGCCCACGATTTACCCTTAGAACATATCTTTCCGCCAGACTTATAATACCTACGCATTAGCGCATCTTACAAGCTTTACCGCCACGAGCTTTACCGTAGCCACGAACTTTCTTGCCAGCTTTATATTTAGGTATATTGCCACCTTCCTTCATCATAGCCATCTTACTGCCGCTACCCGAAGTCTTCATTCGGCTTTTAGGACTTTTCTTAGCAGGGTCAACAATTACAGTATTGCCACCTTTTTGCTTGCTCATTTTACTTGTCATTCCGCCCATGTTCATCTTCTTAGCCGTTCCGCCTTTTTTCATTCCGGGGGGACGATCTGGCGTAGGATTAGGTTCGACTGGTGCTGGTGTTTGGGTTCTATCAAAGGGTGGCACTTCAGGCTTCTTTGCTTCACGCATTTTTTCTATTCTATTCCTGTCATACTTGTTAGCAATAGCCATGCCACCACGCGCCATCTTATTAGGCTTGTCTCCCATTTTTTCCTCCATAGCTTTCTTATCAGCTTTTTCTTTGGGAGTAAGGTTTAAGTTTTGCATCATGGCTTTTTTCTTTTGGGCAGCTTGTTGCTCGGGAGTCATAGCAGCAAACTCTTCTTTGGAGGGAACTGCTGGGCCACCTTTCTGCGTCATTTGTTTTGACATAGAACTTCTATTCATGTTGTTCTCCTAACATTTCCATCGTTTCCTAGCCTGCCGCAACCTTGAATTAGGGTCTTTAGCCGCTTTAGGAAACTTTTTCATTTGTCCGGCAGAACGAGCGCAGTAGGATTTACGTCTACCTGCTCGTTTACCAGTTGGTTTATCCTCGGTAACTGCCGTTTTTAGCTTGCTTCCGGGATTATTACGTTTGTACTTAGCTACACCTTTAGCAGTCATACCTGCGCCGGACTTAGTAGGGCGTTTATCGCCACTACCAATGGACATACCTTTCATGCCCACGCCGCCGCCTCTTTTATAGTATTTACGCATAGAACACAGTTATAGAAGATAGCTGCGTCTGGGTGTATAGGACATAACCTCCACCTCTAAATAACAAACCGTCATCAGGTATATCAGGGTACTCTGCGGTGTCTGCGCTGCCTACCGTGTTAAACTGCATACGTATCTCACCGCTATCAGATTCTTCACGGAAAGTAGTAGTACCTGCGGTGCCTGTATTAACACAGTAAATACCTTTTAGTCTCATGCGGCCTCTAAACATAGGTGCAGCAATAGAAGTACCTGATCCTGCACTTACATTACCCGCAGGATTACCTACCGCAGTAATAGAGGCTATAGTAGCGAAGTGTGTAGTTCCAGTAGCAGTACCTGCGTTAGCGCCAGTTATAGACTCTGTAACTGCTGTAGCTGTTTCATCTG